ATCCATTCAGAAACTATATCACCTACAGGACCTAAAACATCAAAAGTTAAATCTTTTTTATAGAAATCACTATAACCATCTCTACCAGTTACTGATTCGTGGTGTAAACGAACCCATTCCATTACTGCTTGTGCCCCTGAGGGTACAATAGGGTCAAATAATGTAAATTGAATAGTTCCCCAAGTTGTTTTACCTTTAACAAATCTTTGAACGTTTATATGATTTAAAGGCACTGTTCCTTGGGATACATTGACTGCACCTACTCCTTTAATCGCATACGCTGGTATACCGTCTATATACATGATAAATCGGTTGGATTGTTTTGGCTCAAAGGCGGTGAAGAATATTTCGTTTGGATTTAATATTGCCATGGTTTTATGTTTTTAATTTGTTCTATTATAAATATGTAAATTTGGAATTTTTTCAAAAATTTCATATATTTATCAACGTAACATTATTTAAACCAAAATGGCAAGACCTAAATCAATTCCTAAACAAATTATATGTAAAAATTGTGAAATTATATTTGAAGATCTTCCTTCTTCTAAAAAACAATTTTGTTCTAATCCATGTGCCCAACAATATAAAGGTAAAGATAAAACATGGTTAGAGAAAAGAAAACAAACATGTTTAGAAAAATATGGAGAAGAAATAGCCTTTAAATCTTCACAAGTTCAAGAAACATATAAAAAAAATCTAAAAGAAAAATATGGAGTTGAAAACCCTTTTTTAGTACCAGAATTTAAAAATAAAGCTAAACAAACTTGTATTGATAAATATGGTCATGAAGTAGCCTCTCTTAATAAAGATATATCTAATAAAATATCAGAAAAATTAAAAGGAAGAGAACCAAATAGAAAAAATTTTATTGATATAAAATGGGAAAAATTATTAGAATACGAAAAAATATCTAATATGAAACCTTTATTTGATATTCAATATTTAGAAGATAATAAATTAAATCATATTTTTAAAAATAAATTTCAATTCCAATGTACAAAATGTAATAGTATTACTGAAGTATATTTGAGTAATGGGTACTTACCTTCATGTCAATGTTCAGATTATAAAGGTTATTCTTTGATTGAAGATGAGATTATTAATTTTTTAAAACAAAATGGTATCAATAATATTTTATTAAATAGAAGGGATATAATTCCTAATAGATTAGAAATTGATATCTTTCTTCCAGATTATAATTTAGCTATTGAAGTTAATGGAGTTTATTGGCACTCTGAAGCTATGGGGAAGTATAAAGATTATCACTTATATAAAACAGAGAAATGTTTAGAAAAAAACATTGAATTAATTCATATTTTAGATTATGAATGGTTATTTAAAAAGAATATAATCTGTTCAATCATTTTGAATAAACTTATATTAAATCAAAATAAAATTTATGCGAGAAAATGTGTCCTTAAAGAAATAATTGATACTAAACAATTAAAAACGTTTTTAAATGAAAATCATATACAGGGATATACTCATTCTTCTATTAATTTAGGTTTATTTTTGGGTGATGATTTAGTCTCAGTTATGACTTTTTCTAAAAATAGGTTTAAAAAACAATCCAATGAATATGAGATGGTGAGATTTTGTAATAAATTAAATCATAATATAATTGGAGGAGCTAGTAAATTATTTAAGTTTTTTCTTAAAAATTACAATAATGATAACTTTAATATTATAAGTTTTGCTGATAGAAGATTTTTTAATGGAAATTTATATTTAAATTTAGATTTTATTTTTGATAAATATACTGATCCATCTTATATTTATTGGAAAGATAATAAAATATTACATAGAATGTCTTGTCAAAAACATAAACTATCCAAATTACTTCCTTTATTTGATAATAATCAAACAGAATATGAAAATATGAAAAATAATGGGTGGAGAAGAATTTGGGATTGTGGTAATATAAAATTTATATATGAAATAAAAAAGCCCTAACTTAATGTTAGGGCTCTTTAATGTAACTCTAAAATTCTTTAACCAGGGAAAACTACCCCAGTGGGAAGAATATTAAAGTTTAGATAAATAAATTCAGCTGTCTTAGTGGGTTGTAAATAAATTTGTCCAACTAATTGATTTCTATCAATTACATCAGGAGTATTTATTGAATCATCCATTATTACTTTGAAAGCATATAAACCTTGTCTTTGTTGTACAGATTCTAAATATGGATTTACTTGAGACAAGAATTGATTACGAGTAGCAATAGTGTTTTGTTCAAATACTAGGTTTTGTGCTACTTGACCGATATAAGATTTAAGGGCAATCAACAATCTTCTAACATTTACTCTATCTAGGGCAGAGGCTTGAGTTTGTAATGTTTTTTGTCCATAAACTACAGTTCCTGTTCCAGGGAAAGTTGCAATTGGATTAACTTTATTTTGATATAAAGTATCACGATTTGTTTGAGTTAATTTCTTTTCAGCTCTTACAACATTACCTAAACCACCTCTGTTAATACCTGCTGGAGCAAACCAAGGCTCACTTACAGAATCATTATATGCATAAACACCAGCAATCATTGTTGAAGCAGGTACCCATACTAATTGGGCTGAATCAGGGTCAATTGTTTGAACCCAAGGCCAGTATGCAGCAGCATATGATGTATTTTTAGCATTAGCTTGAGTAGTTACTGTTGAAATACTAGAACTAAAAGGTACTAAATCGGCCACATAAATTGAATCTCCTCTGTTTTGAGTATTTGAAATAATTGAGGTTACTTGAGAAGCACCTAAAGGTCCTTCACTTGCAAATAAACCAGGAGCAATCAATACGTTAAATCTGTAATCATCCTGATTGGATAATAAATTAATCATATTATCATAACTAGAACTAGTTAATCCTTGAATATTTGTTACTCCAGAAACAATGTTGCTATAATATTTTGCTCCTGCTCCAAATAAATTACCTGTTGCTCCACCAAAAGAACCGCTTGCATTTACAGGAATTGAACCAGTAAATTGTGATTTTGCGATGCCTGTGTTATCAAAATAAAATGGGGTTGGAGTTTTAACTTCACTTACATAAACATATCTTGAAACATTAGGATAATCACCCAATACCTCAATTTGATTATCTGCTGAATTGTATTGTTTGTATTGATTTCCTATTACTCTTGCCACATAGTTAGGGGCAGTAGGATCCATTGATAAGTTAGTGAAAGATTCTAATACAATTTGATTGTTTGTATTATCATTTCCTTGACGAATAATTAAACTAAAGGTACCTGATGAGGTATCTCTGTTTGCAATTTGCCATCTAATATTATCAATTGAACCTGAAGCTAAAGAACCACTTGCATCTATACTTCCGGTACTATTCATAATAGAACCTTGGGAAATAGTTTTTAATACTACAGCCTCAGCAGAACTACCATTCAATATTGGAGATCCTGAACCTGTTGCTGTGGTAGAAGAAGTAAATGAACCACTTACTACTCTTGATACTAATAATGTTTGTCCACCATTGGCAAAATAATTATATGCTGCAATAGAGGTAAAATAAGTGTAGACTTGACTAGCACTTAAAAATGTACTACCAAATTTGTTTTGATAATCACTATAAGAGGTAACTACTGTTGGAACCTCTACTGGGCCTTTAACTGTAGGTCCAATTAATGCTGCCCCAACAACAATGGGTTGTTGAGATATAAATGACTGATCATTTTCTAATGATAGTACTCCTGGTGATGTTAATGTTGTTGCCATATTTTATACAATTTTGTTCATGTAATAAATATGACAAAGGGTTGTAAAAGTCATTTATACAGGAGTAAATTCTCCTGTTTCTAAATTTATTGTACCTTTACCATATTTTGATTCAATTTCTTGACCTATTTGAATTTCTTGTTTCTTTAATTGAGACAATAAATCAATTAAGTTTTCTTTTTGTAATTCTAGTTCTTGAATTTGATATTCAACATAACCAAAATCAATCGTTAATTGATCCCTTGTTTGTTGTAATTGTCTAAAACTTTGAATTTCTTCTTGGGTAAAAACTATTTTTTCCATATTATTTTTTTATTAAGCTAAGTACATACAATTAAAAAAGAAATCTACTGAACTTGTAGCGGTTGTTCCTCCTGCTTTGTCATATTCAAATATTAAAGTAGGACCAGCTAATGAATCTACTGCTACTTTCATATCACTTCCACTAACTGAAGAAGAATATCCTATTGTTATAAAGCAATTTGCTCCTAATATTTTACCATCTAGTTCATTTATTGTGGCTATGAAATTTATTCCTCCTCCTCCACCTCCACCTGCAGGGATTTTTCCATATCCAGTAACACATTTTAGTGATACTGAGGTTGAAGTAACACTTCCTGATGGAACATATGCACCTGAAATAGCCTCAGCTACTGATGCATATGAACTAGATATTGATGAAATAGCTTCAGAGGATGATTGTGCCCAACTAGCGGTACCAAATAACGAACCTGTATATCCATTTAAAGATTTTATACTACCTGTTAGTGTTAATGAACCTGATATTGTTATATCATATGCTGTTGTTCCTGTTAAAGCATCTATAGATTGAGTTACATGCCAAGGTTGAACTGTTGCCCCATCTACTATTCCTGATTTTGATAATACTGTTGCCATTTATTATAAATATTAAAAACTTAATTAAGGTATATCATTTACTATTTTTTCCTCAATAGAAACTTGAGATTTATTTGAGAATTTTTTAATTGCGGTTAAATCTTTTTGTATAGTATCTGGGATTATATATCCATTTAATTTTAATGTAAATGTACTTCTTACTATGCGTTCATCATCTTGGGCTAATTCGGTTTGAAATCCAAAAGAATCAATCATTGATTTAAATTGATATCTTTGTGGATTTCCCCAATATGCATCAGAAGCATATTCCATTGCTTCCACTATTTTATTTAATTGTTCTACATAATAAGTAAACACTGCTACCTCATAAGTTACAGTTAAATAATCAGGCATTATTACAGCATAAAATAATTTTTGGGGTATTCTATTGTTTAGTATTTTAAAATTATCATACGCATTTTTAGAACTATAATCTTTAACAAACACTCCAAAATTATTAGGGTAATTTGCATCTAATTTATTTGCTATAGATCTATTTTTGGTTACATCTGTTTTTTTAAACATAATTAAAGGGGCCATAATTTTACCCTTTTGATCCCTGTAATATCCATCTTTTTGATATGATTTCCATTTTTCAGGAGAACCATAAATTACTGGTACTGGTAAACGAGAACCATTTTGAATTACAGTGGGTTTAATTATATTTTGAAAATAAAAAAATACTGCTTCATCTATGTCTTGTAAACCAACTGAAAATGGTTTTGTTGTATCCCCAGAAAATGAAGTATTTAATGCCCTATTATTTTGTGGGGTCTGATTATAATCATTAGGATTCCCATATTGAGGTACAGTAGGAACATGCTGTTCTTTAGATAGCTGTTGTTGGGTTTTTGGTATGGGTTTTCTAGTTTTAGTCATTATAATCTTGATGGTTGAATATTTAATTTATCTGCAGGACAATAATGGGCTTTACATATTACAGATACATTATAACCAAATTCTCCTAAATCTGTTTCATATGGGTTTTGGTTATTATCATCTAAGTAATTATATTCTGGATCTTTTCCAACAAAGAATTGGGCAGCACTAACATTATCAATTTCCCAATATCCCTTTTGGAACATTATTACATCTCCAACTTCAGGATTTAAGTTAGCATCAATTAAATCATCTTTTAAAAATTTATAAGTCACTGACCATTCAAAATCAGGTCCAAAATCATTTACTGGATATTCAAATTGGCTGGTTTCAATTAATGAAAATAGTATTATAGGATCTGCAAAATTTCTTCCTTCTGATGCCTCACCATACATGTTTACTTTGGTACTAGTATTATTGTATTTATAAAACACACACTGTTGCGAAATAATTTTACCCATCAATTCTCTATTGATGTGTCTAAACATTGATATATCCCTTTGTTGTCCAAATAAAGCCATAGTATTAACCGATATATAAAACCATTGGTACTTGACTAATTTCAGCAACTCTTGCTACTGATTCTGCTTGTCTTCTTTCTAATAATTTTTGACGAGAAGTTTCATCAAAATATGCTCTTAATCTTTCAATTAATGATTCTTTTTCTGCTGTTGCTTGTGTTATTAAACTATCCCCATTTAATTGAACTTCAGCTCCTGGTATAGGAATTTGAGAATATTTATTTCTAACTAACCCCAACATTTCTTTTACAATAGCTAATGTATATTCAAATATCCAATTTCTTCCTATTGAATTTATTTCATTGTAATTTGGATTTTCAAAGGGTACATTTGAAGTATTGGTAATTTTGTCTGTACCATCTCCAAAAGCCGACAGTATTCTATCTTCTAATTTAATAAAATCAAAAACCAAATATTGTCCATAATATAATTCATCTGCTCCATCAAATCCATTAGTTAATCCTGTTCCAGGAACGGGAAATACAGATAAAATATTATTTACAATATTAAATGAATAATTGGATAAAGTTACTGTGTTTTGCATTTCTATAGCCTGTATGTTTTGCATTGTAAAACTTGTAGGCATCATTAAATAATTTGTGTAACCATATCCTAAACCATATACACCAGCTGCTGGTACTCCTCCTAAACCTCCAGGTCCTGTTCCCAAAAACGGAGAATATAATTGGTTTATAGCAGGAGGAGCTTGATAAAATACATTTTTAATTTCAATTCCACCTGTTATGCTTTGTGAAATTGCCCATAAAGATAAATCATAATCTTGTACTCCAGGTGTTAATTCTAGTCTACCTTTATACCAAGTTACATTTCCTCCAACTCCTGCTTCCTCACCATATTGTTGAGATATTCTAACAATAGATTCCATTGAAGGAATTGTTAATGTGTTATTTACATCTATGTTGGAAGGGGCTCCTTCATAAGATAAATAATTATCTCGGGTTTGGAATGCATATAATTCATTACCATATATGGTTACAGCCATTTCAAAAGCAGTATAAAAATTTACTGCCTGTAATTCAACATTTTCTATAGGGTAACCTAAACGGTAAGCACAATATTTGGCTACTTTGTCTGCATCAACTTGAAATTGATATTGATAATCATAAAACCCAAAAGGTGTTACTCCTGGAAAAAAAGATGATGATCCTGGCCATATAGGAATGTTAGTGTTAGACATATTTATTATAAATATTATACATATTCGATTTCTAATTGTTTACTACACCAATCCTTTATTATGGAAAAATTAAGGAATGTTGCTTTCTCTGGATTATTGAGTGCTATAATACCCCACTCTTGTTGTACATCCATAGATATAAACAAAGGTACTTTGGTTCCTATAGGAGTTTCTTCGTTGTAAAATTGGGCGTATATGGTAAAAGTTTCCATATTCATATAGAAATCTATATTCAATGCTATTTTATTTGCTACACCGAATATAGATAATGATTTAGGTTTTATGTTAATTTTTTTCATTATTATACTATTTTAGTTGGTTTTATTTGTGCTCCTGAGATGTAATCAGTCAAAATTATTCTTGCATCTGTACCGGCTATTTTAAAGAAGTATAAATTAGCCCCACACGGCCTTGTTATTGATCCTGTACCCTCGGCCATTAATACTCCATTTTGCCATGCTTCTACTTGATTAACAGAGGCTGAAATTGGGTATCCTACTATTCGGATTCGACTCCAATCTCCAAAAACTGGTGGTGTTGAAGTATTAACTGTTAATACGTTGTTAACAAACAATTGCCAGTTTCCACTATTTTGAGAATAAATGTATCTTAATATATAAGAAGAAGTTGCTGTTCCTGTTGGTGAGTTTGAAAAACCAAAATTTGCTATTCTCCAATCATTTGTGACATCGGATGATTGAGTGGGCCATTGACCTATCCAAGTAAATTCATAATAACTACTTGTTGATGGTGCATATTGTCCTACAATACTGTTAGTACTTTTTATAACATTTCCTGTAGTGGATGTTCCTGTAGAGTATTGAGTAATACCTGTTCTCAGACTTGAGCTTACATCGGCTGTTAAAAACTCACTTAAAGTTCCTCCTGTATTTATGGAAGCTTGCCATCCTCCCTCTCCTGTATTTCTGACCCAACAATCATCCCAGTTATAGTGTCCTAAATTATCTGGAACATCTTTGATTAGTCCTCCACCTGCTGATCTCCACTTACTTCCACTATATAGTAATTTTATACTGGATTGTGGGTAACAAATTAAGTCTTGTTCATTTAATCCATTGAATGAAAAATCAAATTGATTTGAACTGGATGCAGCTGATGAACTGTGTTTGAATCCAAAACAATTATTTCCTGAGTTTATAAATTCAACTAGATGTCCTTCTTGGGTAGCTTGTAGACCTAAAATAAAGGGAAAAGTATTATTTGAAGAAACAATTATTTTTTCTACTGTGCTATTCCATTCTGTAGGGTTATAATTTGTTTGCCAAGTAGTTAATTGGGATGCTGTAATGGATGTGTTTGCTGGTGTAGATGGTGTATTTAAAGCATAAGAAGCAGTTAATGCATTGGTAGCATAAGAGGATGTACCTAATACACTTCCTGTAAATGAACCTGTAAAGGAACCGGTAGGTGATCCTCCTCCGGTTGCATTTAAGGTAGAACCGTTCATTGATAAATTGGTTCCCAAAGTAATTTCTTCAAAATCTCCTGCGGAACCTGATCTTCTACCTAATAATATACTTCCACTATTGGCCTGTTGAATTGCCCAAAATTTTATACGTGTAAATAAACTCATTTCCAATTTCCTCCTATCTTTACATAGGGTGTGGCTTGTTTCCACACACCTGCTATTTTAATCCATGTTATTGCCTGTTTCCATACACCTGATATTTTTATCCAAAATATAGATGAAGGGGTTGATGGTATACCGACAATTGGTATTGATTGAATTTCAATCTGTGCTCCGTCAAATAATCTTCTTGTTGCCATATTATATTTCCCCTAAAATTATAGCCCCGGATAAGGTTTGTGTTGTGTTAGCAATCGCGGCACAAGTTATACAAGAACCTGAGGGCATTCCTGTGAGACTTGCTATAAAGCCTCCAGTTGACACAGCATCAACTGGCATAGCTCCCATTACATCATTTAATGGTATCATGGACAATGGTTTAAATAAACATACTCCAAAATTTCCTATGGTTCCTGTGGCTGTAGCTGTTGAGCCGCTTATATTTACAGATTCTACAGAGCGTACTCCTGTATCTCCTGCTGCCAAGGGTAGTAATATTAATGACCTAATTTCCCTAAAACCTGTTGCCCCTATACTTGTAGGTGTAGTTATATTACCTGTTACCCCTAATTGGTTTGTATAGGTTGCAGTCACGGTACATGCTACTGTGCCTACCTGAGTATGAATAATTAACCCGGCCATTACTCCATTTCCATCTGTATAACGGGTTAGGGGTGCTGTAGGTATATTTGTGGTTTGACTTCCTGTTATGTTACCGGCCATCCCTCCACTGTGGTTAAGCAGATCAATTAATATTAATCCAACACCGGCAGCTCCTCCTGTGTTTAGTCTACCCCCTAGTATAGATAATTGTCCTGAACCTACTGATGGTATAGGTCCTATAGCAACATCAGATGTACTATCTAATGCTGTACTTGTTGTTGGGGTACTTGGAGCTGGTAAAAAAGAAGGCCATAATGCAGACATTCGTTGAGCTCTACCCAATACAGCACTGGTTTGAAAATCAGCTACTCTGTTTTCTTTTAGCAAATCTAAATATTGTTGGTAATTATTTATTGCCATATTATTATTTTTCTACTGTTGCTAAAGATCCAAAAACCTCTGGAGCAGTTACAGCTGATGGAATGAACATCACTGATAGACATGCATCAGGATCTATTTCAGGGATTCCTGGTAAACCTGTTGTATAATCTCTCCATCCCATAGTTCCTGCTGCTCCTACTGGTATCCATGCTAAAGGTTGTCCAATTGTAATTCCAAAATTTCCTAGTGTACCTGTAGTACCTGTTAGTTGTACTGTTTGTATTGATTGTATTCCTGTATCTCCAGCTTGTAGAGGTATTCTTTGCATTCTTGTAACTTCTCTAAAACCCGTGGCTCCTATATTAATGGTAGATGTTCTAGAACCCGTACCCCCTTGGTTGGTGTAGGTCATGGTTAGTGTTGTTCCTGTTGTACCTATTATAGTATAAATTTCATAAAAAGCCATATTTCCCGATCCACTTATATTTCTTGTTAATGAGGGGGAAGCTGGTGATCCTTGGATTGTTTGAGCTCCAGTTGATGTACCACTTAAACCTCCTATATGAAATAATCTATCATAAAGTAAATATGTTCCCGCTACTAGAGGTGCTATTCCAGCACCTATCAACCATTTATCTCTACCTCCTCCTGGAGGTGTAAATGGTATTGAACCACTTGTTGCTAATGTTGGAATAGCTGCTGAAGATGGCACTGAACCACCAGCTGGCATTCCATCATAAGTCCATAAAGAACATCCTCTTCCTGCAATTGGAGCAGTTGCTACTACTCCCCCTACTCTTGGTACTTTATGAAAAAATATATTTTCAGGATTTCCATTATTTCCTCCTGTTTGTAAGTTAATTAAATCTGATAGGTCTGTTATAGCTGCCATATATTATACATATTGTAAATAGATATCTCCATCGTTTCCTCCTGATGGCAATGCTGTTCCTGATGTGAAATTGGCCCCTACTACCACTGTTTTGTTATACCAGGCTGTCAATACTGATCCTGATGGAGGAGCTGTATTAAATGTAAATACTCCTGCAGAAGGTGTTGTTTCAACCCAGTCTTGACTTACCCCTTGAGTTAAAACTTGTCCATTTATTGCGACTACTAAAGTTCCTGTAATATAAACCCCTTGTGAAACTGTATATGAAGTATTACTTCCATCTATAGCTCCAGTTAATAAACCGTATGAACCATTGTCAGGAGACTGGTCTATATAAATTTGTGTATTACCTCCTCCTGCTCCTCCATTTAATGCATAAGAAGCTGTTAAGGCAAATGATGCACTTTCGGCCCAACTTGATGTTCCTAATAAAGATCCTGTAAATGAACCTGTAAAAGAACCTGTTGTTGAACTTCCGGGTGCATTTAATGCAAATGATGCAGTTAATGCATTTGTAGCATACGAAGCCGTACCTAATAGAGAGCCGGTAAAACTACCGGTGAAGCTTCCGGTTGTTGTACCTGCTGTAGCATTTAAAGCAAATGAGGCTGTTAGTGCATAAGAGGAACTAATGGCTTGTGATGAACTAATAGCCCAACTGCTTGTTCCAAGTAAAGATCCTGTGAATGAGCCTGTAAATGATCCTGTGTTGTAAGAAGAAGTAAAGTTATTTATTGACTGGGTAAAGCTATTAAAACTAGAAGTTGTTACAAATGAACCTGTATCAATAGCACCCCCTGCATTTAATACAAATGAGGCTGTTAATGCATATGAAGAGGATAAAGTATTTGTTGCATATGAAGAAGTTCCAAGTACTGAACCTGTAAATGAACCTGTAAAACTTCCTGTATTAGCAGACCCTGTGTAATTATTGAATGTAGTTAACAGTGTATAATTTGGTGCAAATGAAGCCGTTAATGCAAAAGATGATGTTATTGCTGTAGATGAACTTACTGACCAGCTAGAAGTACCAAGTAAACTTCCTGTGAAACTTCCTGTGAAACTTCCTGTGTTATAAGAAGATGTAAAATTATTTATTGACTGGGTGAAAGAATTAAATGAGCTTGTAGTTACAAATGAACCTGTGTTTATATTTGTTCCAGCATTCAAAGCAAAAGATGCTGTTGTAGCAAACGAAGAACTAATTGCTTGAGAAGAACTTACTGCCCAACTAGAGGTTCCTAGTAAAGATCCAGTAAAACTTCCTGTAAATGATCCTGTGTTATAGCTACTTGTAAAATTGTTAATAGATTGTGTGTAACTATTGAAACTTGATGTTGTTACAAAAGATCCTGTATCAATAGCACCCCCTGCATTTAAAGCAAAAGATGCTGTTAATGCAAATGATGAAGAAATTGCTTGAGAAGCACTAACAGCCCAACTACTTGTTCCAAATAAACTACCAGTAAATGAACCTGTAAAACTTCCTGTATTAGCAGATCCTGTGTAATTATTGAATGTAGTTAATAAAGTATAATTAGGAGCAAAGGAGGCTGTTTCTGCAAATAAAGCATATGATGCTGTTGATACTGAACCTGATTGCGAGACTGTAACATCAAATGTTGTTCCATCACCTCTTGTAAAAGTTATAGTTGTATTTGCTGCAGAAGCTGTAATTACTCCTTTTAAAGGGAATGAAGAAGTTACAGCAAAAGAAGAACTAATTGTTTGTGAAGAACTAATTGCCCAACTTGATGTTCCTAATAAACTACCTGTAAATGAACCTGTGAAACTACCGGTAGTATAACTACTAGTAAAATTATTTATCGATTGGGTAAATGAATTAAAACTTGAGGTTGTAACAAACGAACCCGTGTTTATAGTTGTTCCGGTATTTAATGCAAAGGAAGCTGTTGATGCAAACGAAGCACTTGTAGCAAAGGATGAAGAGATAGCTTGTGAAGAACTAATTGCCCAACTAGAAGTACCAAGTAATGAACCCGTAAAGGATCCTGTAAAGCTACCTGTGTTATATGATGAAGTAAAGTTGTTAATAGATTGTGTGTAACTGTTGAATGAACTCGTAGTTACAAATGAACCTGTGTTTATTGCTGCCCCAGCATTCAAAGCAAACGAGGCTGTTAAAGCAAATGATGAAGAAATTGCTTGAGACGATGATTGTGCCCAACTAGAGGTTCCTAGTAAAGACCCAGTAAACGATCCTGTAAAACTTCCTGTATTATAAGAGGAAGTAAAATTATTTATTGATTGGGTAAAGCTATTAAAACTAGAAGTTGTTACAAATGATCCGGTATTTACAGTTATCCCAGCATTCAAAGCAAATGAAGCAGTTGTAGCAAAAGATGAAGAAACGGCTTGAGATGATGATTGTGCCCAGCTTGAAGTACCTAGTAAACTTCCAGTAAAAGATGTTGCTTGAAAACTTCCTGTTAATCCATAACTTCCAGTTAATTGTTTTGAATTAACCCATATTGAACCAGATTTAACTAATAAATCTCCATAAGAAGATGTGGTGGTTGTGTCCAGTACATCATGTAATTCACCCAATTCATATCCATTATCTATACGAACATATATTGAACCATTATTCAACTGCACTCGTAATACTTGTCCTAATCTAACAGCATGTAATGGAGCTGAAGGAGCAGATCCTATAATACTACCTGTAGCTCCTAAATATAATAATTGACCTACGGTAAAACCATCCGTATTAATACCAAGTAATTTTCCCTCGGTTATTACATATCCAAAGGCATCGTTAGCAATATTTTCGTTAGTAATTCCTAAAGTATTGGCTGAATTGAAATCATCCGTATAGGAAGCTGTTGCAATTAAAGGATTGTCCCCTACTGCTCCTGAGATTAATACAACTGTTCCTTTGTTAATTTGATTACCTGTCTGGTTTTTAACATAGATTAAAATATCCGAAGCATTTAATGCTGAAGAAGCAGTAGCAGCATATGATGAACTAATTGCTTGAGAAGCACTAACTGACCAGCTAGATGTTCCTAATAAACTACCTGTAAATGAACCTGTGAAACTACCGGTAGTATAACTACTAGTAAAATTATTTATTGATTGGGTAAAACTGTTAAAGCTTGAGGTTGTAATAAATGACCCAGTATCTATTGTTGTTCCTGCATTTAACGCAAAAGAAGCCGTTAAAGCATATGAAGCAGATGTTGATGAAGATGCATATGAAGCACTTATAGCAAATACAGCATTTGAAATACTTCCTGAAAAGAAAGATGCTGTTAAAGCAATATTGGCTACACTAGCTGTTCCATATAATGAACCAGTAAATCCTTCAGTGGCAGATACAGAACCTGTAATTTCCAATGATGAGGTTGTTGTATATACACTACCACTTCCTGGTGTAAATGGTTGTGAAGATCCTGAAGGACCTGCAGGACCAATTATGCCAGGATAAGATACTTCAACAACCCCTGTTATAGGATTAATATTTATTACATTATAACTAGGATTTACCTCTACTATATTATTTTCAGGGGTTATCTTAACCGGATTAAATTTTGCCATTTTATAAAAATTAATTATATCTAGTTACTTCAGGACTTAATTGAATTTGACCTTGAATTAGTCTTATTGTATAAGGACAATTAGATCCTGAATATAATTCTAAATCATAATAAGCTTGATTAAAATTTAATTCTGAACTGGTACATGATGATATAACTATTCCTATGGTACCTGAGGTAGGTGGAAGTAAATTTTGAGATCCTGAAAAGTTCAATCCTGTTCCATCTGGATTTAATGAGCTAGATAGTGTTAAATATATGGTGTTGGATGATGGGGAAGGTCTTAATTGCATTCTTCCTGTATATCCAGTTAGATCTATAGGGGTACCTAAGTAGTCTCTATATTGAACATTCAGTTGGAATGTAGCACCCTGTTCTATGGTAAAATTATATACACTTCCTAACATATCTTTTCCATCATAAATATGGAAAAATTATGTTTCTTTACTGTTTTTTAAATTCAAAATCAAGGATTTTTCCAACTAAATCTGAGCGATGATTATGTTGTAATTTAATCCATTTAATTTCTTCAATATTTTTAGATAATTCAATTGCATAAGATAATCCATTTATTTCACCGGAGGATGGTTTTATGTCAATTTGATTATTATCACCATTAATTACTATTTTACCATTTTTTCCCAAACGAGTTAAAATAGCTAACATTTCTCCTTTAGTTAAGTTTTGGGCTTCTTCAACAATTAAAATATCATCAATTGTTTTTCCTCTAATAAATTGAACAGGCATTGCCTTAATTTTTTCTTGTTCAATTAATTTAGGAATTTCAGTTTTATCTTGACAGCATTTGTTTAAATTTTCTACTAAAGCCTCCATATAAGGATCAAATTTTTCAGATAATCCGCCCGGCAAATAACCTAAACTTTTACCCACTTCAATGGCGGCTCTAGTATTGTAAATACAATTGATTTGTTTTTTCTTTAAAAAGTCTAAGGCTGTATTTGCACAGACCAAACTCTTTCCACTTCCTGCAGCCCCCGTTACTATAACTATCTGATTTTCTATAATTAATCTTTTTGCTTCTTTTTGTTCTTCATTTAAACTTATTGCATTGATAGCTTTAATTTCATTTTTTCTTTCTCTGTTTGGTTCTTTCATAAGTTTTTTATTTGAATTTTATCTTTACTAAAGGATCAATACCTGCTTGAACATGCATGTGGTCTTCTAAACATAATTCAAAATCAAACCTTTCATCAATTCCTAAAATCATCTCCACCTGAGAGCCCCAACGTATCATTGAAAATCTTTCATTTTGGTTAAACATTTCATTTTGATCAGGAACAAAATGTGAAATAACATCAACATCTTCATCAGCTATTTGAATTAAATAATATGTGTAATCCAATGAAGGTGAATAAATTTTATTCCACATTCTTTCATTGTATTTTAGATAATCTAAATTAGCAGGATTAATTTTGCCATTGAATATATCTTTTTCGGTGGCCAACATTGGTTTATTAGTTGATTCTATCGCGTCTATAGGTTTATATGACAAACAGCCTCCGTAAGGTATACGATTGATGTGAACATCATAAAATGACATGAATATACCAATTACTAACGATGGTTTATTGTAAGTTTTATCACACATTGCATCCTGTAATGTATAATTTATGCCTTTTATTTCAACTATAGATTCTGTAGGATCTTCAATGAATTTTTGATATAAAATGGTACCATCTGCTGGTGAATAAAAATGTTCATGGTCAATGAATATTGGTCTAGCAGGGTCCCTAAAGAAAAATTGATTTGAAAGTTGACCAATGGATAATTTTTCAGCTTCTGCAACATCTGTGTCAAGCCATTCCTCTAAATATTTTGCCATTAGATTAAAGATTTAGTATAGTCAACATAATTTAAGTGCATAACACAACAAGACAACATAGCCCCTGATTTCATAAATTCTGATAGATTGAAAAATACAGGTTCCATTCCTTCGTTGGCACATATTTTTTCTAGAGTATTGATTTTATGTAATTCCGCATCATATAATTCGTCTGTTTTTTTCAATTCTGAAATGTTGGATGCACATAAAATCATATTTCCTAATCTAACTGAGTTAGTTAAACCTCCAAAAGCATCATCAACATTTATATCAATGATTTGAGTATGTTTTTCAATTTGTTGTAATTCTTCAGGGTCAAACAATTCGGTACAAATTAATGTTTTTTCATTGGTTAATGGAAAAATTGAACAATCCAAATGATATAAATAATCTTCAACCATTTCAACTGGAATTATATTCATGTTAAAATTTTCTGACATCCAATTATATGATTCTATTTCTGAGCGAATACCAAATCCACCAATATAATTGTTTCCACCAATATATTTTAAATCTGCTTCTCCTTCCCACTTATAAGGACAAATGGTAGTGTTGTAATTCATTAATTTAAAAAATGGTTGGGCTACTTTTTCTTCACCTTGTCTAGGTTCTGAAGTAAAATTGGATAGGATAATTTCATTTTTATCTTTTAAATGTGGTAAATAAATACCTACATTTGCAACGTATGTTTGATCTTGGTAGTTACCATATGAAGGCATTAAGTATACTAAAGCACCCCCAGCCATAAAGTTATATAAATCCATAAATTGTTTATATGCTTTAGGCCTATTAATTTGTAAATCTTCAGGTGATAGTTCATTCATCCAAACATTGTTTGGATTTTCCGTAGATAATGTAAATGGAAAATTCAATACATAACTTGGAATAGATAGTTGTGATGGTGTTTCTTTCATAAAATCTTATTTATAGTTTTGCTTTCATATAAATATAGTACCCTTATATCAAAGTACAAAAGTCTATAATAAGTTTTTTAAAAAAGAAAAAGAGTATATTTGGTTGTACCACAATCCCATACTTTTGTATAACCCATTGATTTCATAATTTCATATTCAGTTTTGTTTTCAGTATCTGCTCCTAATTTTTTTAATCTTTGTTTATTAAAATTATATCTATGTAATCTACTTAAATAATCTTTAGTATAAAAATAATTTGGTGAAGATTGTCTTTCAATTTCAAATCCTAATTTTAAATACATATTATTATTAGGATCAGTCCATCTATTATCTGAGTATGAGTAAATGGATTTTGGATTGTATTTTTTTACAAAGTATTTTATTAATTTATTTGAACCCCCACATATATAGGTTTTAGAAGCAAACCTAGATAATTCATATGAAGTTTTATCCAATGGATTACCTCCTAATGATATTCTTGGATAGGAAAACGTCATTACAGATACTAATTCTTCCATGTAATAAAGACCTAATTTTATTGAACTTCTGTCTTCACCTTGTATATGATATTGATTTAAAAATTCATTTTTTATTTGTGAACTTATTTCTTTAACAATACATTTCCTAGCATATATTCTAGAAGATTTAGTTTTATTTATTATAGTATTTAATTTACTTTTAACTATTGTCTTTTTATTAATCCATTCGTCTGAAAAAATATGAATTAATCTTATTCCTGCATCATTAGCTTTTTGAGTTTTATTTAAATGATAATCTGATAATTTTCCATTTTTTTCTGAATGCCAATAAAGTCCATTGTATTCTATAGCTAAATTTATATCAGGTAAATAAATATCAATTTCATATTTTGGGATGATTTTTCTAACATTTATTAATATATTTCCAGAATAGATTGTTTTTATGTATTCAACTAGTTCTATTTCTTCTTTAGATTGTTTTCCTATGTTGGAAAATACTTCCCAATCCCAATGACCTTTTATATAATCTCTATGATATGTTTCTTTATTTAAATCACAATTTTTTCCATTTTCTAATATAGTAACAGGTTGTCCACAACCACATTTACATAAAGGAGTTTCATTATTTAAATAATTTTCAATTATATATTCACTTTTATTTATTTGTGGATGAAATTTTGATAGATGATACATTAAGTGTTGATTACTATTCATTTTTTCACCACATAAATTACAATGAATATTGGATTGTGTTTGTTTTTTTAGATTTTCTAGTTTTTTAGGTCTGAATTCTCCATGTAATTTTACATATTCTTCAGTATTAGAATTATGAACCCATTTTAAATGTAGAGCCATTGTTCTTGGGGTTTCATCAGAATTACATATTTTGCATTTGAATGAGTTTGGTTTAGTTTTATTATTTATTATATTAAATTCTTCTCCTTCAAATCTCCATACAAACCCACCTGCTGTTTTATATTTTCCTATACAACAATTTATTATTGAATCATAATTTATTATATGAGTTGCTTTGGATGCTTCTTGGAATATATTTATAATGTTCCCATTTAAATCATATTGAATTACTTTTTTATTATATTTTTTCTTCATCCGACCAAAAAATTAGTGTATCGAGCATAAATATAATAAAAAAGAAAAAGGGCACCAAATTGGTGCCCTCTTTTTTACATTGAGTCTAATTTATATTAAATAGTGTTTAAACCATTAACATAAATTTTCGCATAGAATTCAGGTCTTAACATCTTCTTAGCATAACGAGTCAAGAGACCTTTTCTAGGAGTGAAGGTATCAGGATCGTACACAAGAGGAGTCATGATTAAAGGAATATAAGGAGCAAATACAGCACCAGTTTCCAAGAACTGAGAACCTTTGTAACCCATTAAGATTAGATTTTCAGTCAAGTAAGGATTCTTATAAACCTTGTAACGACCATTTACTAAACCAACTTTCTGTACACCGAAAGCATATTCCATTTGGTCGGCCTCACCATTGTTGGTAGAAGCAAATCCAGGGATAGATTCAATAATAGTTGCTACTGTAGGAGAAGTTACTAAGAAGTTAGCACCTCCTCTTAAGGTTAACTGGTGGATTTTGTTGCTTAACTTTTGGATTTTAGTTCCTAAAGTTTGGAACCATTGTCCTTGAGTATTGTAATACGAAGAAGTACTGAAAGTACCATTGTTTGCAATTACTTGGTTAGAAATAGCTGACCAGTATTCAGTTCCAGCGGCTGCATCTTCAATTAACATATCAAGAACTTCAAGATCAATTTCCATAGAAATATACTCGCTCATGATATTGGTTAATTCAGCTTCAGCATCAATGTTTTGGTAAGCAGCCAAATCTTGAGCAAATTCAGGAGTCCATACAGCCTTTAACTTTTTAGTTTTAGCGGTAATGGGTTGAGATTGCATTCTAACATTGATTTCAGGAATAACAATTTGAGAAGTTGAAGCATTGTTAGGTACTGAGAATGCACCAGATGCTTCAAAATCACCTCTACCTGAACCACTAAAGTTATTACCACCAGAGAACACGTTTGAACCATCTGCTGAACCCGCCTTTTGATAAGTTACTACATAAGTACCATTGGCTGCTAATTCAGCTGAAGAAGCACTAACTAGGAAAGTAATAGTTTGGTTAGTGTAATTAAAAGTGGTGAATTGTTGGAAGTTATCTGCTAAAGTAATAGTAGAACCAGAAGTAATTATAAATCCTCTTACTGCTTCCATATCAAATGCTGGTAGATTAGAAGATGAAACTATAAGTTTTTTAATTGTTCCAGCAGCAACTGAAGCAGAATAATCAGAATCAAAGTTTACATCTTGGAATGAAGCAGAAGAATTTGCAGTTACAGGAACAGCCATAGATGCTGAGAACTGGTTAGTTGCATAAGTGAATCTGCCTGAAGGTCCACCATATAAACCACCAGCTGCTTCAGCAGTTGCAAATGGGAACTGAGATGCAGTGTTTCTGTTACCATATAAAGACTGACCTTGGGTAAATGGATTCTTTGCATCTCCATATTGGAAATCCAAGAAGAACACAAGACCAGAAGGCATGTTCATAGGTTGTACAGAAACGAATTCTTTGGCTACGATAGTACCAAACACTTTTCTAACTAGAGGTAAAGCAATACCAGCCCAGTTTTCACCTTGCCCACCTGAAAGGAAAGCAGAGTTAGAAGAAATCTGGTTTGCTTCTACTACTAATTGTTTTGCTTGGTTTTCCAAGAGCATTGACATGTTGTTTTTGTCAATATCATTCAATCCTTCTAACAAACCGGTTTTTCTCCATTTGTTAGCTAATTTGGCAGCATCACTTTGGATTGATTTCCAAGATCCAGCTGAGCTTTCTAAGAGTTGTTGTACTTGTGACATTTGTTTTGTTTTTTTAATTTGTTGGTTTAATTCCAGCAAGTTGTTGCCATCTTGCAAATTGATCGTTTACTTCAAGAATTGGTTTCTTTTCGGCCACACCAGAGGGTTTAGAAGCAAATCCTCTTAATAATGATTCATTAACAAAGGTTTTCTTTTCTTTTAATCCTCCAGATAAAGATTCAAATACTAATTTTGCTTCTTTAACTGTTGTGGCTTTATCGAAAGCAGCCAATACTTTTACTTTTTGATTTTCGGTTAAATTTTTGGCTTTGAAGATTTTATTGGTGTAAAGTAACTTAGCGTTGAATAAATTTACCTCGTTAAGTTCAGATTTGATAGTTTTGATAGTTTCATATGCTTCGTTAATTTCTTTTTTAAGTTTCTTAACTTCACTTTTAGCTTCTTCAACCTCTTTTTCTTTTTTAACTTCGTTCATTAATTCCTCTACATCTACTTCATCTTCCATTTCTTCTTCATCATCCATTTCCATGTCTTCACCTTCTGATTCTTCACCAGCTTCTAGTTCACCGGCTTCAACCATATCAGCAATTACATCTTCAATGAATGATTTTAAATCTTCTTCAGTCATGTCCTCTAGACTCATAGATTCTTCATTTTCATCACCTTCGGCCTCAGCTAGGAGTTCATCTAGATCGATTTCATCTAAATCACCAGCAATGTTTCCATGCTCTCCATCTCCATCTGGGAAGTCGGTTAGGTTGATGTTTTCATCCATTTCGTCTAATTCTTTTAGAAGTTCATCTAGGTCAATTTCATCCATGGATTCTTTTTCTAGTGCATCTTTAGTAGACATAGAGTGTTCATCTCCATATTCTTCTAATTCGATTTCATCTAGTTCTTCATCCATTAATTCGTTTTCCATGATGTCTTCATCTGCCTCTTCTAGATCATAATTTTCATCCATTTCTGAAAGTTTTGCTGCAAACATTTCTTTCATACGTGGGGTGAAAACTTCCTCTAAAGCGGCTTTTGCATTGGCAATGGCTGTTTCCTTAACAGCTTTAGCATCGGCAATGGCTTCTTTAAGTAAGTCCCTGTTTGTCATTTGTTTTTTTGTCCTCAAATAAAATTTTTGTTGGAAGTACGCTTAATAATGACAGAACGTCAAAGCGTAATAAGATATTTTAAATCAATACGATATCAAAAATCGTATATTATCATGGATACATATATGAAAATTTATAAAAGTCGCAAAAAGAAACCCTTCTCTTTTGAAGAAGGGTCGGTCAAAGGATACTATCCTAAGAGAGGTTAAAATATTGGACAAGATCCATTAGCACATAAAATTTCTGTAATAATGGAATTAACTTTACTATATTTATTTAATTCTGATTTTGTTAATGATTCATTTATTTTACCCCAAGAACCATGGTTTGAAGGATTTGATACGGCATCAATTGTTAAAAAGTCAAAATCATCTTGAACTTCCATTACACTTCCTTTTTGTTTTAAAGAACCCATTCCTCTTGTGGAAAATCCTATGGCTAATTTATTTCTTAGGTATGAACCCAATATTCTGCCTGCTTCATTTCCCATTGGTCCTGGGTCGCATAGTATTTCTATATCTGCTAGAACTTTTTTACCTTCCCATTCCAATCTACGAATTATATGAGAACCATTTCGTAAGTTAATTACTTGAGATTCAGGGTGATCTAATTCACCAACACATTCTGTGGTACTTTGTTTAATTTTTTCCTGGAATTTTGTTATTTCTCTTTCCCAAAGTTCTATTGGATAAACTCTACCATTTCCATTTTCATTTTCGGCTGTAATTACTAAAACATTTTTTAGTAAAATATTTCCATTATTGGAACCTTGAATAGATTCAACAATATTTTGAGCAGAACCTGCTGGTGAAAATAATATAGGTTGTCCTACTAGTAATTCTTTCATATTATTCTAATTCTTCTTTAATTATATTTTGGATTAAAGAACGAAGTTTTGATTCATTTAATGGTTCATTCCCTAATACTTGTTTTACTATTTCTTCATATTCTTTTTTTACATTTTTTGTATAAGATGGTAAAACATCTGAGGCCATATCTAATATTTTGTTGGCTTTACTCTTTGTAATGTTTAATTTTTTAGCTAATATTTTATTAGAAGTGATATCATCTTTTCCACTAGCTATTAGTTGTTCTATAAATTCACCAATATTCTTCAAGTTAATTTCTTGATTATATGATTTTTT